AATAGAGGGGTAAACGCCCCTCTTTTTTAATGGCATACTATTATCCTGAAGGCGCTTTCGGTCCTATATGTGATTTACCTTTAACAGATGCACAGATCATTGAACAAGGTAGGTCTGCAATCAGCACTGATGATGGTTTAATTGACCAGTATGGAGTTGTCCCTGGAATATATGATGAGTTTCTTGATTTTTGGGGTGAATTTAACTTCCCTGTATTCCTTCGTAGAAAGTGTAAAGAACGTGTTCTCGATGATGGAACTATCGAGAAATTTGATTGTGTAGATGAATATTCCCGTCCGCTACCAGAATCGCAAGAATCATTTGTTAGAGCTACTGATGATATTGGACTAAAAGATCTTTTCTTTGAACCAAAACTTACTCCAGAAACTTGTTCTCCCTATCAAGCAGACATTAACATTAGACCATTGAAGTTTTTTGGTCCTAATGGAGTATTGATAAAGAGAACACCAGTTGAAGGATCTACTCCTGTCACTTTTCCTGTCACTTCAGAGAATCAATCAATTCCAAATAACGCTACAATCACTGCTACATTTTCTGAGGATCGTCAGAACTTGGTGATCGGTGGAACTGGAGAGGGTATTGTTCAACTTAGATTTACTTGGGATGACAAACCAAGTATTTCTGGTCTTGCTGTTGGCACGTTAACTGTCGCTGGTGCGTCCTTTACACAATCAGGAGAAAAAGGTTCTGACAATGATTCAACTTCGATCGTTACTGCAGGACAATCATATCCAATTACTCTAAGTGGGAACTCAGGAACTTCTGGGAGTAGACTTCAGGGCAATACTCAAATTGAATATGATGACGATGTGCCTGGATTTGATGTAAATGCTACTCTTTCTATTACTGAAGTTCTTCCTACAACTACATCTACAAACGTTGCAGGGTATTGGAGTGATGAAGGAAATAAGTATGGTGTATGGGTAAACCCTGCTATTTGCACATTGCCACAGCAACCTCAATCGGTATCATATAAGATCACTATCGATGAGGCAGATACTTATGGATTCACATTTGGTTGTGATGACAATGCCACACTCACTATCAATGATGAGACCAGTGCCTTCCTGACCGCCGTAGGAGGTATCTTTGAGGGTGGGTCTTACAACACCCCATACACAGGCACCAGAGCACTCACAGCGGGCACTCTGATCCTTACAGTGAACTGCACAAATTCAGATGCAGGGTTCCAAGATGCTAACGGAGATCCAACAGGACTTGCATTTGATTGGCAACGTAACCCTGGTGGGTGGTATATCAAGATGTGTAAGGGTGGTCTCTGTGCTAGTGGAACTAATATTAATTGGGTTCCTGTCGGACCTCATCCTGCATGGTCAGATTTCATGGATGAGTATGCCGTATTCCCTAGTAATATTGATCCTCTTTTAGATCAAACGCAACAGGCAACTTGGAATATAAATATTCCTACTACTGGTAACTATACATTTGAGTGCTCTGCAGATAATAATGCAACTTTTACACTTGACGGCACTCAGATTGCTACTTCAAATTCGTTTACTACAACTACATCCGTATCATTAACCAACATAAGTGAAGGTCCTCATACCTTGGTCGTTTCAGTGTTCAATGGAACTAACTCAAATGGTGCAAATGAGTGGACTACTAATCCTGGCGGAGTCGCTTGGAGAATTCAGTATGGTGGTGGATCGATTGATGCTAATTTTCAATCAAATGGAAGACTTCTAGTCACTGGTGCAGGTGCTGCTCGATTGGATTTTGATTTTGAATGGGATGATAATCCAAGCACTTATGATACTGCTCTTGGAACTGTTGCTTATCCTCAATTAGGAGTTTCGTTTACACAAAATACTGGCAGCAGTAGTGGCAGCGATAGTGATAATGTTAATAATGTAACTGCTGGAGATTATGGTGTAACTATCCTGAACAATTCGGGAGGATTTACTGTTGAAAATAGCGGTAAGAGATTATGCTTCAAAGATTTGGATGGTAATGATTGTAATGCACAATTAGATTTGTCAATTGTTCAAGGTGATGCTACAATTGCATCATCACTAGACCTGAATACTCCTGGTGATGGCAATTTATTTTGGCATACCAGGTTAGCAACAGGATACACATTCCTTGAGGACAACTAATGGAACTTCCAAAGATTAAAAATCAAGATCTACCCCAAGAACTTAGAGAGATTGTTGGTGACGGAGATGCCGAATTTGATATGGTTGTAGATCCTATGGACGTTATGGATATTCAATTTGATCCAGATTCATACTATGAAGGACGACACCAAGTAGCGCAGATGTTAATAGAATCTAGAAAAAAACTACACAACTATCATGCGACTCAAAGACACAATCAAAACAGCAAAGAAAATTCTAAAGACAGCGAAGAAACACCCTGATCACTATACAGATGAGGAACTTCAGTTCGTGAAGATGCTCAAACGTTCTGCAAAACAATCTTTAGATAAGAAACAGAACTGGTCGAATGATCAGGACGGGTAATACTACCTATAAACGGAGTGTATACGTCGATACAAACTCTATAAATATTCCTCGTAACGTTACAAAGTTGTAACACTTGCCATTTCTACAGGTCCGTGTTATAATTTCTCTCAAGCGAACGGAAGTCGAACCGTTCCATCATCTGCGGGTAACCACTCCGCAAGTAAACTAATTACGAGGAACAAATCAATGATCAAAACTGCTTTCGCAGCCGCTGCTGCTCTTGCATTCGCACCTGCTGCTGCCCTTGCAGGTCCCTACGTTAACGTGGAGGCAAACTCGGGTTTCACGGGATCGGACTACACTGGAACAACTACAGACGCTCATGTGGGCTATGCTGGTGAAGTCGGTGCTGTAGGATACTACGCACAAGTGGGTCCTAGTTTTATCACCGTTGACGGTGGTGAGTCTGACACCGTTCTCTCTGGTAAAGTCGGTGCATCTGTTGCTGCTTCTGAAGAACTCTCCATCTATGGTGAGTTTGCATTCGCTGGTGGCGTTGATGATGCTGACAATGGTTATGCTACCAAGGTCGGTGCAACCTGGAGTTTCTGATCTCCAGATTACATGTTATAATGGAGGGGACTTCGGTCCCCTTTTTTATTAGAAACTATGAACTTTGAAGTATATACCAGAACTGGTTGTCCTTATTGCACAAAGATTAAACAGGTTCTGGAAGGCAAGCGATACTCTTATCGCGAGAAACAATTGAATAGGGACTTTACTCGTGACGAATTCTATGCTAAGTTTGGTATGGGTAGCACATTTCCTCAAGTGTTGTTAGACTCACAAAGTCTGGGTGGTTGCACCGAGACTGTTAAATATCTGCGTGAAAACAATCTTATCTGATGAACGACGAATTCTACGAACTTATTGAATCTGCTGTTGATGCAGCATTTGAACAAAATTTATTTCTGTTTAAGTGCTATCATTATTTGAAATACAATAAGGTCAAGCGTAGAGAAATTCAGGAATTTATTAACTCTGTTTCTGCAAAGAACCTAGCACTCACCATTTCTGATTTGGATGCCTACATTAAAGGTGGACGTGACAATGAGCATAAACAACTCAAAGAAGCTTACGGACACCTTGGTAAACCTAAAGCACGAAAGATTCGTAACTACCTACATGACATCTTGAGAGATGCCAAACAGTATGAAATTGACAGAAAACCAGGACGTAAAAAGCGTTCTAAATAATGTTAAGTTTCACACATAGGAGGTTGGTTTCCATATTATTTTAGGTTGTAAACGGAGGAAACCATGTTAATTGCACTGGTAGTATTGGTCACCATCGGCGCTTTTATTTTAGGGATTACTGTTTCCTGGTTAGCGAAAGGTTACGTTGAAGACTTTATCGAAAACGCTGCTTATGCTAAGTCAGTTACACACCCAGAAATGTTTGACGAGGATGGTAACATGATACAAGATGATTTAATTTACATACGACCCGAAAATCCATATTGGAATTTTGAGGAGGAAGATGAAGACGACTGACTAATGGAGTTTAATTATGCCTACACGATCTAGTATTGAAAACAGCAATTCAAGATTGCTTATTAGTGAGATCTTGCGAAAGGTCTCTAATGCAAAAACTAAGAAGGAGAAAGTTGATCTTCTTCGCAAATATAACAGCACAGCATTGCGTCAACTGCTGATCATCAATTTTGATGATAGTATCGTATCGATGCTTCCTGAAGGTGATGTGCCATACACTCCAAACGATGCTCCTGTTGGGACTGATCATACACGTCTTGAACAGGAGTATCGTGGTCTTTACCGCTTTTTCAAAGGTGGTCAAGACACCCTTCCAAACATGAAGCGTGAATCTATGTTTGTGCAGCTCTTGGAAGGTCTCTCTGCTGAAGAAGCAGAATTGCTTTGCCTTTGTAAGGACGGTAAACTTAGTGATAAGTATAAGAGAATCACAAAGACTGTGGTTAGTGAAGCATTCCCATCTATTGAGTGGGGTGGACGCTCTTGAAAGGCGTAAAGGTTATCGAACAGGACTGTGATCCTACGCGGGCAGATGATAGGACCTTACCCTACATCTGCTATCTCGTTACATATAAAATGGATGGTAAAGTATGTTATGACCTAGCGATTACTGGTAAGGAAGTTGATCTATTTGACTACTACTGGGATCTATATCGGCATGACTTCATAACTTTCAAACAAACAGAAGGACGAGTGAATCCTAAATTATGGAACGATCCAAATCAGAAATCGAAGAAAACAAAATGACTGTTTACTTCAATCAACGTGCTCATGATGAGCATGAAAAAGAAGAACGGTTGGCAGAAGAAAAGAAGCAACAGCAAGAAGAAGCAGTAAAAGCTGTTGGTCGTGCTGTTAGTTTTTTTGTCAAACCTGTTATTCTTATGCTATTATGGAACTGGTTAATGCCAGGACTATTTGGTTTACAAACTATTGGTTACCTGAAAGCATTTGCACTTCATGTAATCGCTCGAATTATTATTGACAAAGAATGACGAAAGTATGTTTGGTCTCTGTCACTCCTGATGCAGAGAAGACAATCGGATACATCGCTCGCGTGAGCAATCCTGCTAATCAGGAGAATCCCAAAGTAGCAGGATTGCTGAAGTATTGTATTAAGCATGGACACTGGTCTGTGTTTGAACAAGCAACGATGACTCTGGAAATTACTACTACCAGGGGTCTGGCGGCTCAAATTTTGCGCCACCGTTCGTTCTGCTTCCAAGAGTTTTCCCAACGCTATGCTGATTCCTCCTTACTCGGTGAGACGATCTCGCTCCCAGAACTCCGTCTTCAGGACCACAAGAATCGGCAGAATTCTATCGATGCTATTGATCCTTTTCTTAAGCAGAAGTATGAGATCCTGATGCAGAATCATTTTAAGCAAGGTATGGAACTCTACCAGCAAATGCTTGATGATGATATTGCAAAGGAGTGTGCTCGTTTTGTGCTCCCCCTCGCTGTAGGGACAAAACTTTACATGACAGGAAATCTTAGGTCGTGGATCCATTACATAAATCTCAGGACTGCCAATGGCACCCAGAAGGAGCATATGGACATTGCTGAACTCTGTAAGCAACATTTCATCTGTCAGTTCCCAGTCGTCTCTGAGGCGCTTGGGTGGTGTCCTGAGGGCGACTGCGGTTGTCCTGAGCAACTTGACGACTGCGACTGTCTACAACCATCATTGAGGATCGACTAATGCCTACCTACCCCGTAATAAATAAGGTCACAGGAGAGAAAAAAGAACTCTCCATGACTATGAAAGAATACTCTGATTGGAAAGATGCTAACCCAGACTGGGACAAAGATTGGCAAGCAGGTGTCGGTGGTATGACCTACGGCGCACCTAAACAATCTGATGGCTTCAAAGAAGTCATGTCCAAAGTGCAAAAAGCACACCCCCGAGCAAACCTGAGTCGTTACACTTGATATGGCTAGAGCGAGAAAAAGAAACACCACCAGCAATCCTGTTCCACCTCACATGACTGCTAAACAAATCAAAAGGAAGAAACCGATTGATGCATCTTATATGGTGCCTATTAATCCATTGACTCCTAATCAGGAGTTTGCTTTTGAGCAGTATGGATTGGGGCAGAATCTGCTGTTGCATGGTGCAGCAGGAACTGGTAAGACATTCATCACTCTGTATCTTGCTTTGCAAGAAGTGCTTGACGAATCTACACCTTATGATAAGATATACATTGTAAGGTCTCTTGTTCCTACTAGAGAGATTGGTTTCCTTCCTGGAGATCACGAAGATAAATCTGCTCTCTATCAAATTCCATACAAGAACATGGTGAGATACATGTTCAGTATGCCAGACGATAATTCATTTGAGATGCTTTATGATAACCTCAGAGCGCAGGAAACTATTAGTTTCTGGTCTACTTCTTTTATCCGTGGCGTCACTCTTGACAATGCTATTGTTATCGTTGATGAGTTTTCAAATCTCAACTTCCATGAACTTGATTCAATGATCACCCGTATCGGTGAAGATTCAAAGATCATGTTCTGCGGTGACATTACTCAGTCTGACTTGACCAAAGAAAATGAGAAGACTGGTATTGCAGACTTCATTAAGATCCTGCAAGACATGCAAGAGTTTGCGTGTATTGAGTTTGATATTAACGACATTGTTCGTTCTGGTTTGGTCAAATCTTATCTCCTATCAAAATATAATCTTGGATTTTAATGTTTAATTTTGTTGATGTAGACCTTGATAATCACGTTGAGGTCGAACCCGTGAATCGTGATGGCACTAGATTCTACCCCATCCCTGGGGCAGATAAATATTATCCGAGTGTTACCTCAATCACATCGTTTAAAAACGCTCAGTTCTTTGCAAAATGGCGAAGAAAAATTGGTGAAGACGAGGCTAATCGAATCACTGCTCGCGCTACTCAACGGGGCACAGCATTCCATTCAATCTCCGAGGACTATTTCAGAGGAGAACTAAATCTCGACAGATACTTGGAAAATAATCCATTATCTGTTAGAATGTTTCAGTCGGCAAAATCTACTCTAAACCGTATCGATAATATTCATTGTCTAGAGACCTTTCTCTATTCACATTATCTCGGTTTGGCAGGTCGCGTAGATTGTATCGCTGAATTCGATGGCGAGTTGGCAGTAATCGATTTTAAAACCTCCACTAAAGAAAAAAAGGAAGATTACATCGAGCACTATTTTGTGCAAGAGACTGCATATGCAGCAATGTTCCTTGAGCGTTCAGGTATTGAGGTAAAGAAAATTGTCACACTTATCGCAACCGAAGAGGGATCTATTCAAATTTTTGAGAAGCACAATCTTGATGACTATTTACAGCTACTTAAAACCTACATCGAAGAATTTGTTAGGGGAAGAAATGTCTAAAGAAAAACTAGAGGACAAGTTCCTTACACCCACCAAATTCTCTCAGGAGATCGAAAGGTTGGTGAAAAGCAGCAATGGACTCATTTCATATATTGAAGCAGTAGTTACTTACTGCCAGGAAAATGAGATTGAAGTTGAAACTGTTCCTAAACTTATTTCCAAACCGCTGAAAGAACGCTTGCGTCATGAAGCACAGCGGTTAAACTATATGAAACAATCATCTAAAGGAGTATTGCCATTGTGACGGGGTTTGAAGTGTATAAGATGTATCTTGCGTTAAAGCAGCACTTCACTAAACCTGACTATGACTTCTGGAAGTATAATGGCAAAGTTCGAGCTAATGAAAAGTCATTTGAACAAAGACAAGACCGTTACTTCTTTAAAAAATTAGCGACTAAGTATTCAGGGACGAAACTCTTAGAATACTTTGTCGCTAATTTTGTTAG